GGCATGATTTAAACCCCATTTAAAATTTGTTTGACAATGCGCCGTGAGCGGTTCCCACTTTGCTTATACCATTTGCTGTCTTGTGCTTCTTTGGCCGCCTCTGCCCAGTCATCGCGCTCGATTGCATCAAGCATACCTGTTCCGTCTTTTTGCCTGAATTTCATCAGCCCATGTACGCCCATTTGAAACGCCATGTTAATCATACATTGTCGACGAATGCCGCCAAGTTTAGCAAAATATGGCCACGCAGCTTTTAAATCATCCTTGGTTTTTTGAATGTCGTCACACAAAATGGCATCGCATAATTCAACGTCAATGACGTGCGGTATAGGCTTGCCATTGAAATTGGGCGATGCGTCAAGATTGTGTCCTACGCCAATCGTAAGACGCCCAGCCGGACAACGATACGCCGTTAAGCGACGACCCTCATCAATCATAAGCTGTTCTTTTAGGCTAATCATTGTTCACGCACCAACCCAATTCGGGATATTTTCATAACCGCACCTGATCCACCCAAAGCGCCGTTAGCTTCCAATCGAATATGCGGATTAAAGGCCGTAAGTCCTGGTGGGATGGTCATGGGTTCAGAGACAATCGTGTAAGTATAAGTGCCGGATAAAGCGCCGTTAAGCGGGTAGGTTGTTGTTGTCCCGCCAGTATAGTAATAAGCCGTATAGCCAGCGGCAACACACGCTACATAAGCCTCGAACCCGCGAATATTACCGCTTGCTGAATCAAGGTTTGACAGTTCAATCTGAAACATAAGGCGATATTTAGCACCTTCTGCGAGCCTTGCCACCGTCCCGGTAAAATTAAAGTCCATCGTGTTACCTGCCGCAAGAGTCCCCTCAAGCGTTAATTGCTGCTCTACATAGCCAGCTGCATTAGTGTTGATTTGTGCTGCCACGCTGGACGCTACGCCGGATTCCGTAACAGTGAATCCAGAGCAAACACTGCCGGTAATTGTGCCTGATGTTGCTCCGCCGCTTGTCGTCACCCACGGCCCTTTATCGTGCATATTAAGGCTGATTGTGCTTGCGCCGTAGGTATCAACAATCGCGCCCGGTAATGGGCAATTAGTGGATATGTAGCGCGCAAAGACAGCCTTGATAGCCTGGGCAATGTAGTTGACCATTGCACATGGATTTGGGTGAATAAGTTCGCTACCCAACATACCGGTTTTAGCCGCGCCCGTTGCTGGATCAACCATAGTCGTATAGGTATCGACAGGAATAATGCCCAGTAAATTTGGCGCTGTTTTGCTGATCCAGCGATTGACGGAGGCAATAGTCGCATTTGTATCAGCGTCGAAATTTGCGTGACTTGATCCCAATGGTAGTATTGTGTCCAAAAATACGCGCCTACCCATAACTATATTATGGTTAATGATAGTCGTAAGAGCAGTAATAACTTGCGCTACGGTGCGTCCGTGAGCAATGTCATTGATGCCCATACGAATATAAGCGTTACGAGCCTTCTTCCCTGTCGCGGTTACGGTTGCTTCTAATTCATCAATGTGATTTGCCGCATAGTCAGCTGTCCATCCGCCACGTGCGCAATTACACACTAAATAAAGTCCTCCATTCATTAAGCCATTAACCCACATCCACATACCATGTGGGTCAAGCTGCGATAATGATTTTAATTCGAGCAAGCCGCCGGAAGGGTGCGCTGATCCTGATAAATCGCCGCTGCCTTGCGTGCCTGTGCTTTTGAAAGTAAACGAATTTGTTGATGCGGTGTCGATTGTAAATGTGCCGTTAAAGTCATCCGGCATAACGTTGGATATTCTTATTTCTGACCCAACAACGCCCTTGTGTGCACTCCCTGTAACGGTAACAACATTGCCCGACCGGCTTATTGCTGACGGCACAACCAGCGTTCTATGGCAATTTGAGGTAATGGAATCGCCAAATAGAACAAACGATCCGTCAAAATCATTAGTGTCTGTTATTCTTTCGGTTATCTGATCGACCGTGGACGCTGTTGACTGAGGATTGATCGGCAGTTCGTTTTGAGTGGAGATATTGATTGGCATTAGTTGCCTCGGTAAATGTTAAAACGGCGGTTTGAGGTCTTGAGTAACGCCGGGTCAACCTCAAGCGTCCTGACACGATGGTTCAAGCGTTTAATGGCGGCTTTTGAACTGTTGGCAATCATTACCACCGATTGCCCCGCATCGGTTTGAAATTCAGCCGCCAACTCTATTGCCAGATTAAATTTGATAGCTCTAGCCGTGCCTGGAGGAAGGTTCAGTTCGTCGTAAACGCTGGCAAATTGCCCTAGAATGCGCCGCGTGTAGAGCGTACAGTCAGCATTGATGTTACAGACAGGATAAAAATAGAGCGTACCTGTTGGATAGGTACGGTCAAAATAAGCGTATTGAGGATAGGTGTTGAGTAATGTTTTTAACCGGATCGCGGCATAGTCATCGTACCCAATAAGTTGAATAGGGTAATCGATACCTGAGACATTGATGCTGATTTGCTCAATGGCCAACGGGGGATCGGTAAAAATATAGGGATTCGTGCTAGCCGTAAGGCTAATGGTTTCTTTGGTGATATGGTGCAGGATTAAAGTTTCCGTACTCCAACTGTCCAGCATCAAGTTGATGGCTTCGAGGCCATCATTTACTTCGTCCGCTGTCAGCGTGGTGTCTGGATTTTTGACCTGCAAGAGGCGATACGCACCGGTAATCATGTCTAAAACTGTGGTTGTAGCCATTATTTTAACCTAATAATTAAATCGCTTAATTTTCTATCAAATGAATCAAGCGGGAATGTATTCTCACGGTCTGACAATGACATATTCATTCGCGATTGCACTGCTCTTGCCTCTGCTTCACCGGCTAATAGCTTGTAAAACTCATTCTTCCCTTGGGTAGATGATGCGTATTTTTTAGCCTCATCAATGCTGATTCCCCTTTTTAAAACAAGCCTATTTACATAGTCATCAAAATCGTTGTTTTTAAATGGAGAAGCATTATCGCCTCCTTTAGAAAAACCCTCCTTATCCTGAATATAATGCTGTAATTCATGTAACAATGGTGATCGTCCTTCTTTCTCACCATAATATGGATATGCGCCAATTCCTATTGGCGGGCTTGTTGATTCGTCATAATATCCGGTTCCTGATGGCATTTTTTTATCGACTTTAATATTAACGTCTTTTAGCTCTGGATATGATGAATAAAGGTCGTTATGGTCTAATTCATTAACTAATTTGGTTTTTCGCCCGCCATCATGATAATCGCCTTTTTTCATTGATGAAAAACTGTCATCTATTTCGAATTTTGGCTTATTATCAACGCCATAATGTATGCCTGTTTCCTTATGGATTAATTTATTTGCATCTATCCATTCAGGAGAGCCTATCGGATAGTCAAAAAGCCCATTATTACGCGCCATTTTATCAGCAAGTGAAAATTTATCTATGGGCGCATTTTTTGCCATTTTCCCGGCAAATGTCAAAGGCATAACGCCAATTCCTGACGAAAGCATATCTCCAATCGATACGTTTTGAGGGTCTTTTGAAAGCATTGGCAAGGACTTTTCAATGTTTGCTTTCAGCCTTTTTTTGTCGTTTCTGATATTTTCATTATCCGACAAGCTATCTGAAACCTCTTTGATATGCGTAAAAAAATCAGATAAGCCGACCATTTATCATCCACAAGTAAAAAGGTGGCCATCCTTGGCCGGGGAGTTTATTAGTTGAAAAACAGGCCTATTACACCGCAAGTCCACGTTGCAGACGCGCCGGGAGTTACGGTTGCTGAACTGTTGTTTGTCCACTTTAGCGCGACGGTGTTGGTCGCGGTCACTTTTGCGGACTCCAACTGTAAGCCGGATGGAACCGCCGCGCGTGCAGCTTCTCGACAAGCAATCGCGATTTTATCGCCAACTGCTACGCCGGTAAAGGTTACGCTATCGGTAATGGATGCGCCCGATGTAATGTCGGTGCCGCCATTAATTTGATACGAAGCCGTGTACGCGACAATTATATGTTTGCCTGGGATTGGGGTGCCGAGCGAAAAATCACCACTGTGTTTATCTGGCATGATTAACCTCCCAGCCTAACGGCTAATTCAGGGTAAATGGTTTTAACACCGTACATAACCTCAACCCGGCAAGGGATTTGGTTAGAATTGATGTCGTATTGTCTCACGATCCGCAAAGAAATACCTTTGTACACTTCACGCGCCGCAAAATGAACGCCTTGCGGCAATTCCTGATCGACAGTAGCCAAAGTAAACGCATTTTTGTGGAAAGCGAGGTTTTGTGACTGTCC